GCTATTTATATATACATGTACTCGTTCTAATTATCGCGATAAGCTAGGAAAATTAGTAAAAACCTAGTACCCAAAACGGGCTCGCTTTGATCTTAAGGATCTATTTCGTTCGAAAAATTAAAATTATAATTCGTTTACTCTAAAAGAGCTCGTTTTCGTTGTGTATATAAACACCCGCATTTTATGAGGTGTGAACATTCGTTATAACACTCCTAATGGTATACCAATTGTAAGTTGTTCATGCTTACTGAATATACTAAACACTATCGATTTATCCCTCGTAGTATTGAGTGAGTGAGAAATTTTATCGGTATTCTCTCCCTAGTGTTGTTAGCTAGGACCATATTGTGATTCGTTTATGTACCAGAACCAACTGTATTAGTATTATTATATGCTGATGGTTGAAACCAATCAGTTGGTATCTGTGGTGGTGTGATGAGTGTCGGCATTCCTAATAAATACATCAAACCAAAATCGTCTGCTGCACTTCTAAATATCCAATGCGTATATGCAACGGCACAATTCATTGTTGCTGAATTAGCATTTCCACCCACTAAAATTCCTTTTGGACTGGGTAGTGGTGTAAAAACAAAAAATGGTAAAGGATATGCAGTTTCAGTAAATTGATTTCCTGTTATAGGTATTAATGGTTGACTTACAGATGTTGTGATTGCTGGTGTAATATGCGTTGAGTTATAATATGGTATTTCAAATTCAGCACAACCTTCAACACTTTGTTTAACTATACTTGTTGAAGATGAATTAACTATACCAGGTAGTAAATTAGTATAATTTGATGATGGATCTGAATATTGAAAACCAATTTGACCAATACAATTATTATTGCCAGCACGTCTGATTTTATTAGACATGTTAAGATAATCAATTGATACGTTGTTATACATTTTAGCCAAAATAGTAACATCTGTTGAAGGATCACAATACCAAACACCATTTGGTGTAACCTGTGGTACTAATGGACCAACTGCTGACAATTTTTGTGTCATTGTTTTAATTCGAACACCTCCTCTAAAGAACGCATATATATTCATAAAATAAGACATATAATCTATAGAGGAATTTCCAGTACCAGTATTATTACCATATGGGTTTAATACAGTTGCCACTAACGTATTTTGTGTTGAATCTTTGGTTGTTGATGTTCCAATATATTGATTTCTTTTAAGCAACTGACGTACACTCATGATTTTTTCGCCAATACAATGACTTTCTGGTGTCCAATTTGATTCAGGATCCAGAATAGATATTGAATTAGGATCCATTAACATTTGTGACTGTTCGCGATTTGGTTCAACATCTGTACCAGCTATCTGAGCAATCATAGTTTCTGGTTTCTTTTCTATTTCTTGCGTTTCAACCTCGCTAGATGAAGTGGTGGGCAAACCTGGTAACAAAGTTGGTTCACCAGGCAAAGCAAATGTTAAATCACTTCCTCCAGAAACCTCTACCAAAACATTGATTGCATTTGATACAGTAGATGGATTTCGCAGTTCATTCAAAACAGTAACCACAACATAACCAGTGAAGAAATTTTGGGAACCTGAGATTCCAGGATTACGAAGCATATACCAAGGTTTAGTTGCTACATAAGGTACGGTAAATGAGAAAGTATCACTATCCTCAATATCCACCACAACTTGATAATTCTTTTCAATTTCAATAGTTGGAGCTGAACCAACTACAAGTGTAGTATCTAATCCTTGTGGTACAAAAAATACACGTAATCTTCCAGCATGAAATCCTGTTTTAACCATCTTAAATGTATATTTCAAGGAACCACGCCAATAACCAAAAAGATTTGAAACAAAGCCAATAGGTGTGCATGCAAATCCATTTGTCCCAGAAATTTCAGAAATTTTTGCTGGTGTTACTTTATCAATCCACAAAATTTGATCTTGAACTGTGTTGGTGTTAGTCCACTGGAATTGACTCCAATAAGCTGGCACTGATGTAATTGCTGTTAAAGCCATTTCATCAATCTTTGTTCCTGCCAATCCTGGTGGTGTATCTATTTCATTATCTGCTGAAAGTGCCATTTTGTGACTAGAATCTTTACCATTATAATTAGCAAAATTGTTTTGTGTTCTCAATTTAGTATCCATAGATATAGTTGGTTTAGACCAACCAAACAATTTCGCAATGCTAGCACCTTTATCACAAATCCATTCAGGAATAGCTAAATACTCACCTATTACTGGTATTTTCTTAGCAACTTTTAATGTGTCAGCAACAACGCCTAATGTAGATGATACTACTCCAGTTTGTTGTATTTGTTTAGCTTCTCCTCGAATTTGCGCAATCATTGTTCTTGTTGCAGGTGGTGCACCAGAACCAATAGTTGCACCAGTTGGGAAAGCTAGTTGTGGATTTATGAACCTTGCCCAAATAGTCACTTCACAATTTTGTCCTTCCGATGATCCCGTCAACAATGGCGAATAAACAAACAAGTAGAAAGTTCCAAATGAACCTTCGCTATTAATTAAATTAAAATAAGTATGAGGTGAAACAAATGGGACATGAAAAACAGCTTCTGCAATTCTCGATTTAGGATTGGATCCTCCACATATGTCAATATCAACACCAGGACATGCCGTACGTCCAGTAATACTATAATTTATAGTATCAACTTTACTTTGCATATATTTAGCATATGGTATGTACTGTAATCGTAGACGACCTTGTTGGAATTTTTGAGCATTAACTTGCACTTTAATTTCCATATCTGCTCTTAAACCAACAAAACCAGACAACTTCTCAGCGTACATAGTATTACTAACCATAACATCTGGAAAGTTATCTGTAAAAAGCACTTGTCCTTGTGTATTTGTTGTTGAAAATTGACCCGACCATATTCTTATAGGTCTTTCTAAAAAATTTTTAATATCATGTTTTATATCCTTAGCTATTGACATTTCTAAATATGATTTGGGCATATCAACATATTCAGCTACAGCAGAATCTGAAGTTGTTTTTCCTTGATCATGAAAAGTTATGATTTCTTCGCGATGAGTTTGTTCGTATTCGTTCGTAATTTCGTTTTGTTTAAATGATGATTCGTTTGTTGTTTCGGCAAGTCAATTATTTAAATTTGTAGACGACTTAATCTATCAAATCGAGTCAAGTTTCCTGGAATTTAAGAGGGCTGCTCTTGATGCTTCCTGGAAGTAAGGATAAATATCCCACATCGTTAGTACTATAGCAATTAAAAATGAATTTTATACTTAACTATTTTATTTCAATTTTAAAGATCACATAATACCCTAGGCCATAAAACCATCTGTTGGTGAAAAATTTATCAACAACAAGCGGAGTTCCTCGTAACATAAAATATTTGGTTGAATTTTATCTCGCACTATATCTAATTGCTCTAAAATATTAACAAATTTATTATACTCACTAAAACCATGTAAAGACATTTCACGCAAAGCTGTTTCAATATTTGATCTTAACAAATCAGTTGGGTTAACATCATTTTTCCTTACCCAATTTAGCATTTCGTATATCACTGAAATATCTAATGGAGCAACATACCTACATTCATCTTCATCATATTTAAATTTCCGTTTCAAAAAAGCTATATTATCTATATCTCGAAATTGTACTATTTCTCCAGTTTTTCCTTCATCAGTATATACATGTCCTAATTTTGCCATAGCATTTGATAAAGTTTCTTGATTGAACCAATCTACAATTGCGTCAGATATATTTATACAATTATCATCACCATAACACATCATACTAACAGCATCCATGAAAGCTTGCATATTATAATACTTACAATACAATTCACTATTCTTTTCATAAGTATCTTCGACTACTTGTAAATATGCAATTCTAACAATAAGACAATTATATATGGAATTGAGAATGACAGTAAAAGGATTACCACTTGGCTGAGAGTGTGTCCATTGATAAATATTGTCCTCATGAACATGAACAGAATTGACCAAGTGAACCCACAACATGTAGCGAATTTTCTTGTTTCGTTCATCTTTGTCATATTGTGAATACCATTTCTCAACAATTCTATAAATAGCCCACAGGACGCTAATATTTAATGATCCATCGAAATTACTAAAATCTCCAGCTATAACTTTCTTTCCTTTTTTTTGTAAAGTTTTTTGCTATGATAGTCCAATCATCTGAATATACATTTGATCCAACAGATATTTCATTCCAATTTCTATTGTGCATTATCCATGATGCAAATCCCAAAAAATATTGTCGAAATAACACTACATAATGCATTGGACACGACGAAAACATTCTAGTTTTCCCAGCATTCACTTTTTCTATGGGACGACGCTCATCTTTTTGTGTATCTGCACAATAAACTCCTACCTGTATCCCGTTAACACAATTTTCTTCCAATTCTTTAACTAATTTTCGTAGAAACAAAGCATCACTACTAGAAAAATCAAAATTTTCG